GGTACTACTGTGTTCTACGGTGGTAAGGTCTCAGCACCTTTGATGACTGGAGCTGGTACTGTAGTAACCTTTGACAATGTTGGAACTGTCAACGGTAACGCTGCTATTGCATCTGCTGGAGCAACGCTGTACATGTTTGAGACCAACTGGGCGGCTGCTGCATCTGGTCATGCAATATTATGTGCAACTGGCACAGTAATAACAATGCAAGGATGTAATTTCGTTAGACCAAATGGAACTTTAGCAAGTATTAGTGTAGCTAACTACGACATTCAAAATACAGACTTTGATAAAGCGAATAGTGTTTTGGGTACACACATAGGTAACTACGATTGGTACGCTAAACTTGGTTTGCTTAACGCTGATACGGTTACCACTGCAAAAAAAATGTTAGTTCGTAAAGTCACTGGTGAAATTGCTGAACAAGTTATACCGGTGATAGACCAATCTTACCAGTTCAACGTACCAGCTGGTACGTTGTACTGCGAAGATGATAACATGATACCTCAAGTTATGGCCATGCGGAATTCGTTAGGTGAAATTCAGGATAAACAAAAGGCGCTGGTGGCGACGGGTAACGCGTTATCACAAGTTGACCAAGTGTTTAGTTTAAGCTATAATGCTGGGCAGACATTAGTGTTAAGTGGCGAGGTATCTATTTATAATAATGTAGCGATAACATCGGAAAACTACATTGCTACTGCACAGGTGATTGGTAGAACCATTACTGGTCAACTAGTTAACTTAGGTACATCTACTCAAGTTGCGATGTTAAAAGCGGCTTATGCGTACAATTCTATCCCATTCTCATGTACACACACCACTGGTACTAGTATGGTGGCGATCGGGGTTAGGGTAACCATTCAATACCCACAGATTAACGATACGGCAATTGTTGATACGTTGTTTATACGAGCCACAGTTAGTTAATTTTAAAAAGGATTTTAAATTATGAGAATTAAAGCCGAACTCATTAAACTTTTAACTGGCAAAAGTAATTTGTTAGATGAGTTGACATTTATACTAGCTACATTTACACTCATTATTGGAACTTTGATTGTCATTAATAGCATAAGCTTACCCCATGTGTTAATTGGGGTGCTAATTATGTTATCAGCGATACTAAGCGTTCTAACTATTGTTGTACCGCTTCCAAAACTGCGAGATTATACAGACATTGGCTCATTTATTATTCTAATGTATGGGTTCGTTAAGAGTGATAGTCTTACCGCAATGACAATTGCATATCAATCAGTAATCGCGTTAATCATAGTATTCACAACTTGGAAATTTGCAATTAAACACCTGTATAAAAAGCGTGGTGAATAATGGAGTTCTTGCATGAGCTTCTAACTTGGCTAAGTCAAGAGGGACTAGCGCGTGAGGGATTATATATTATGGGATTAATTTTACTGGTAGCAGTAATGAATGGAAGCGCTAAAGCTTTGGTTGATTTTATTTTAAGAAGGGAAAAAGAATGAAAAAAATCAGTAGAGTTAAATCGCATCTATGGCAAGTTGCCATGGGTGATTATGGCACAGCTCATGTTTATAAATTTGTCTTGGCATTGCTGTTTATTGCATTAGGCGTATTCGCTGCAGTATCAAAACAACAAGAATTAGTGCATTTAATTATTAATGGTTCAATGATGTTAATTGGAGTATTATACTTATTAGTAGTTTTAGATAAAATAACTAAAATTAGTCATAAAGCATTAATTGAGTATTCAAGTATTGTTTTGTTAATTGTAAATCTAGTCTTAAGTTTGATGGGTGAAAATGATAAAATGGACTCAATTAGTTATGGCGTGTTTGGTTTATTTATTTTATTACTTAGTTTACGGACGGAAGACAAAGATGGAAAAAATCATTGATAAACTAGAACCTATACATTTATTTATTTTGCTTTTAGTTGTAATATGTTTTTTCGGGTATACTTTAGTAAGGGGTATAGTTGTAAAATGGGGCGATAAAGAATTTGGAACTGGAATAAAAAATGATAAAAGCTCTAGCTCTTAGTATAATTCTATCTGGATGTGCGTCAGGATATTATAATCATACTGTACTATCTGCAAGTTATTGCGATGGTGCGGTTTATTTAACTTGTTCTATAAAGGACTAATCATGGCTAAAAAACAAGCTAAACCAGAACAAAATAAAATCGAGTATTTACTCAAAAAAGATGGACTAATCCACGGCATTATTCGACACAACGGTGAAATTCACGCAGTGCCACGCAATCTAGCTACAGCTAAAATCTGGCATAACGATGATCTTGATGAGCTGATCACATATGGTATTAAGTATGATAGTGAAGATGCGTTGATGCAGGATTTTGAGGTAAATATATGAACATTAATCAACGAGGTTTAGAAATCATACGCTCTTTTGAAGGTATTAGACTTACCCCTTATCTATGTAGCGCAAAAATTCCAACTATTGGATATGGCTGCACGATTTACCCAACAGGTAAAAAAGTAACTATGAGTGACGCTCCTATTACAATTGCTAAAGCCAATGAACTATTAAAAAAAGATTTAGAGTTTTTTGAGTTTGGAATAGAAAGACTTGTAACTAGTGAACTAAATGAAAATCAATTTAGTGCGTTAGTTAGTTTTGCATTTAATTGTGGTTTAGGTAATTTTAAATCATCTACATTATGTAAAAAAGTTAATGCTAATCCTAGCGATGCAACAATTAAAAATGAGTTTATGAGGTGGAATAAAGGCGGGGGACAAGAATTAGCAGGACTTACACGGCGTAGAAATGTTGAAGCTGAGTTATATTTTAGTAAGGTCTAATGCTATGGTATGGGGCATTTAAAACAAGCCATACTAGCCGTCCGCAAGGGCGGCTAATATATTTTATAACATATTACCTACTCAATCCTAACCATAATTTAGCCATATCTTGACACAGCTTAACATTCAATTCTATTTGTTTGATAATGTACGTCATTTCAACCCCTCTGCTAATTTAGCCATGCTAATAATGATTTGTGCATTAGCTGGTGTTGGTTTAATATACATACCAACATTAAGCCTGCCAGTTGATGAATTAAACCAAATTAATGCATCATCAAAACTCTTACCAACATACAAACAATCATCTGCAATTTTAAACCCATTATCAACTAAACACTTGGTAAAGTCAAACGGTGGAATCGTAATTTTGTTATATGCTTTGCCATTGATTAATTGTGATTTTTTATTATAGTTGTTTTGTAGATTTTTAAATCCACGGCAAATAAGACTACCACCAAGATTAGTTACAATGCATTCATCTATGTAATTAAACTCTTCAATAGGTAAATTACCATAGCTGCCAAAATCAATCACATCCCCAATCTTTAGCTCACATTCAGTAGGGTTATAATCGCGTATGTCGGTAAGATCCCAATCGCATGGTGAATCACTTGAGCTGTAGCCTGAGCCATTGCTATTGCATACAAAGCATTTTTTATTATTTAGTTCGACACGTTGATACCATTTATCTTTAGTGCGATATGGTAATTGGCATTGATAATGATAAAGTGTTTTTTTGCTTTTAACCCAATCCCCTACCTTAACCACATCAAACGGATTGGCTTTCGGAAGTGGTTTAAGTTTGCCAAAATGCACCTCAACTAATTGTAGCCAAAGTTGGTTGTTAAAATTAAATATATCGCAATAATTTCCACACTTGGTATAGCAATCTATATGTTTAGCTTGAACCGTATATAATTTTTTATCAATTCCGTTAAATTTTAAAACTTCCGCGATATTTTCTGGTGTAATTTCTTGATATTCCATTTTATTTTCTTTCTTAAAATCTGGCACAATGATGTTCTCACGTGCATATCGTTTGCCGTTAACGTAGTATTTTTCTGAAGACATGCTATAGCAATTGCCACACTCTAGCCATACTGTTTTACCATCTTCAAAACTGGAGATTGTATCTGTTTCCCAGACGCCATTATATTCCGATATTTTATCCCCGACTTTCAATGTTACCTTTTCTTGCATTTTATGCTCCTTAATAAAATTACACATTTCTTTATATATGGCTTCACAATTCCATCTAGCTAATGGTTTGGGGTATGCTTCACTTATGAGTAATAAGCCTATACGTTTATTCATTTCTAACTCCTAAATTAGTTTAATTTTCCAACCAGTGCACCAATTATCTTGATGTTCTGGTTTGTTGGTTCGTTTGCACTTGCCGTCTTTGTAGGTCTTGCATGTGCTGCATTTTCGTGTTGGTTTCACTCAATCACCTCAAAAGGGCACATCATCTGATTGCAGCGATGGGCCAGGTGCATTAAATGCTGGGGGTGCATCACTAACATCAGGTGTATCATCGCCGCGTTCTTTACTGCCAATAAATTCAATAGTGTTAATTATCATCTGTAGCGTTGCCACGGGATTGCCGTCTTTATTAATATAGGCATTAGCTGCTGGGCGACCTGTGATTAATAACTTAGAGCCTTTGTTGACCCACTGCATAATAGTATCTTGTGTTTTTTCATTCCAGCACACACATTCATACCATGTTGTAGTCTTAGCTTTATCTTGATTAGACACAGCTAAACTAAATGATACTACCTTTTTATTATTTGGCGTAAATCGCTCTTCAGGTGCTCTACCTACATTACCATTAATTATTAACTGCTGCATAATTATTCCTTATAAATTAATTAATTTCCAAAATGATTGTTTAGTTGATAAATTACTGCCGCAGATATAACCCAGTTTAAACATATCATCTATGGTCACTGGTTTAGTTGCTGAAGCATTATACTGAGCCAAATCAGCTTCGTTGAATAATGCTGACTTAGCGCCACGAATACGTGAATAACAGTAGTAATCAGCATTGTTAGTTGTTTGCATTTGGTTGCATATCATTAACGGCTGGCCGCAAACTGTTTAACCAATTAGTCCACTCGACTAACTTAGCAACTGAAACAGTGCTAATATTAGCAATCAATTTAGTTAATGTCGCAGTGTGTTCAGCTGGTACTAATTGTTTTTTAGTGTTAAATGCAACAATAAGTGCCTGTTCTTCTGGTCTTGGTGCTTTAGTCGTAACTACTGGTTGTTTAGGCTGTTCATGTTTAGATTTATCTACCCCACCAGCATCGTCATCCTCTTGTGCTAAATTTAAAGCAGCGAGTATCTCATATCTACGGTAATAGCTTATAGCGCTGCCGAATACTTGGTATGAGTTCATCTTAGCTAACTGGACAGTTGTATCAATCTCGATATCCCCAACTAATTCCAAATCACCTGCAACTAAATCCACCAAGAAAGTTTGAACGCTCTTGCCTACAACCTTTTGCATAATGTCTAGATCGTACTTATGCAATATCGGCTCAACTGCTTCAATTATTTGCTCTAGTTTTGCATACTTATAGCCATAAGCTGCCGCGTTTTTTAGTATAGATGGAAACTCGCTTTTTGCTATAGCTAATCTTCTATATTTATTTTGTGTTGTCATTATACATACTCCCAGAAAAACCCACCACATTTATGGTTGCGTCGTATTGAATTAGTCCTAAATAAAAACCCCGCTATCAAGGTGAGACAATAGCAGGGTTAGTTTTAAAGCAATGCTTTATTTTAAATGTCTCACGATTTTAAATAAATTGCCTTAGAACGATATCATACTACATTATGCAAATTTAGATGCAACATTTTGGATTATTTTTTTAGCCTCTTCGTTAGCTATTCCAGACCAGATTAATCTTAATTCAGCTACATTTAATCTATGCAAAATAGCTACACAATTATCACTCTGGGCGATACTTTGATGATCAGCTTTGCTTAATCTATCAGCATAAG